CTGCTGGCAAGACTTGGATGAACCCCAACACTGGTACTGACGCAACTAGCGCCGGTGCTGTGAAGCGTCACGCTGTGATGGCTGGTCACAAGTCTGCAATCACTTTCGCTTCGCAAATCGCTAAAGTTGAGAGCTTGCAGAACCCCAACGACTTCGGTACTTTGGTGCGCGGCTTGAACGTGTACGGTACCCAAGTGGCCCAGCCAAAAGGCTTGGCACTGTTGGTCGCCGCAGGTTAATCACCCCGCTAGCGGGCGCGGGAGGGCTTCGGCCCTCCCTGCATCAATTTAACCTTAGGAGCTAAACATGGCAGTAATCGACGATCTGATCGCCAGTGGCTTATCTCTCCCACAAGCTCAAGCTGTAATTGCTGAGGACACCACCGCCAACATTGATGGCTTGGTTTCTGCAGGTTTTACATACACTCAGGCTTTGGGTATTACTGGTCTTGACGCTGGTACTGCGACTGCGAACAACTTGGTTGTTCAAGGTTTGTGGGCCGGTACTCAGGTTCCAGCAATTCAAGCTGCTCTGGCAGTAACACCGTAAGGTAGGCAATGGGCACGGTAACAGCAAAAACCATTATCGACAAAGCTACGATCCAGCTGATCGACTTGACCAACATTCGTTGGACGCGGGCCGAACTGCTCTCTTGGCTCAATGATGGGATGCGCCAAACCGTGCTCATTCAACCTAGCGCGTCATCAACTACATCGGTGATCAAGCTAGACGCTGGCACTCGCCAGTACATCCCAGACGATGGATGGCTGTTGTTAGCAATCTATCGCAACATGGGCACTACCGGTACCACCCCCGGGAGGGCTATCCGTATTATCTCTCGCGAGATTATTGACAGCTTCAACCCTGATTGGCACACAGACACAGCTAAGGCTGAGGTCCGCAACTACATTTACACCAACCAAGACCAGTTGGCGTTTTATGTGTACCCACCCAACACAGGCACGCAGTACATTGAAATCAATTACTCAGCGCAGCCTACTGACTTGACTTCAGAATCACAAGTCATCCCAATTTTTGATGTCTTTCAGTCTGCACTGGTTGATTACATTCTGTACCGCGCTTGTAGCAAGGACGCTGAATACGCTCCCGGCGTTGCGCTGGCGCAGCAGTACTCCGCTGCTTTCGTGGCCGCGATTAAAGGCAAGTCTGAGTCTGAGATTACAAACGACCCAACTCAAGCTCTTAGCCCCCGTAACCCTGTCATTCGAGGTACCTCACAATGACCGCCGTTTCGTACGAAGTCTTTTTGCCAGAGGTCATGCCGTATGTCAACGACGTGCCAGAGATTGTGGCCGTGCAGGCCATTCGCAATGCCTGCATTCAGTTCTGCGAAGAAACCCACTACCTGCAAGAAAGCCTCGACCCAATTACCGGTATTGAGAACGTGGGCGACTATGACTTAGACGCCAATGATTCCAACTACAAAGTGGTTGAGATTATGCAAGCGTGGTACGGTGATCAGTTGCTGATTCCCAAGGCTCAAGAAGAGCTCAATCAGATTTACCGCACTTCAAACTGGGAAGACCTTAAGGGTAATCCCTACTATTACTTTCGCCCGCGCGCAGGGGTGATTCGACTGGTGACCAAGCCCATCATCACCGAAGCCAACAAGCTGAAGATCAAGGCAGCGATTGCACCTAAGCGTGCGTCAACCACAGTCGACGATGAGCTGTTTGAACGTTTCCTTGAGTACATCGCTCACGGCGCGCGTGCCCGCCTGTACAACACGCCGAACCAGCCGTACTACAACCCACAGACAGCCTTAGAGTACACCAAACGCTTCAATGACGAGATGGCTGAAGTTCGCACCCGTGTGTATAAAGGGCTTACCCGTGCAGCTGCACGCGTTGAATTCCAGAGGTTCGCATGAGTGACAAAATCAAACTGGTTCAGAATGACACCCGCCCTGCGCTGGTGTGTACTATTACGGACGATACGACTGGCAACGTCGTCAACGTAACTGGTGCTACCGCCGTGCTGAAGTTTCGAGCAGTTGGTAGCAGCACGCTGCAGGCCACTGTCCCCGGTTCAATTACTGATGGCCCTAACGGCCAGATTACTTTCTATCCTGCTTCAGCCCCTTCCATGCTTACTGCTTCGGGTGAGTTTGAAGGCGAGATTCAGATTACGTTTTCTGACACCCAGATTCAAACTGTGTATGACGTTTTGAAATTCAAGGTGCGGAGTGACTTCTAATGAAGTTACGTGCCTCGTCCGTAGTAGTCTCTGCGGAGACCTCGGCCACGCGGCTGCGCGCAAGTCTGTCGGTCGTCAACCCGTCAGTCTCTACTGAAGTTCACTATATTCGCGCAGCTGCAACAGCTGTGCAACCCTCTGCTGCGGTTTCCTATGCGCTGCCAGTATCAGCCGTTTCCTATGTCGAACTCATCGTGGGTGTGGAGGTGGATGAGTCAGGGCGCTACCGCTACATTGCTGACACGGCTGTGGCTCTTGATCAGACATTCATTTCAGTCGCAAAAAGGTTTGCTGACGCTGTTACTCTAACCCAGCCAGAGCCTGTCTTTGCTTTTAGTAAGGCACTGGCGGACGTTGCAGCTGCCACAGATGTCATAACCGTCACGCTAATATTCATTCGCAATTTTGCTGACTCTGCTGGAATCACTGACGCGCAGGCGTATTCGTTTGTCAAAACACTGGTTGACTCTGTTTCAACGGTAGACCAGCTAAGTTTTGCCATTACAAAGCTGCTGACCGATGGGGTCGGCATGATCGACTCGTTTGACCTCAACGATGGGGCTACTTACACTTTCACTAAATCGCTAAGCAATGTATCATTCGTTACAGACGCGATAACGAAAACCCTGCAAAACAGGGCCACAGACTCGGTGATAGCGGATAGCTCCGGCAGTTTGCGGTCACAAGGTTATTGCGATTTCACCTACTTTGCTGAAGACTATGTCGGTGAGTCAAGAACGTTCACATAAGGAAACCACATGATTAACGACCAAATCAGAATCACTGGCGACGTCACCATTCAGCTATTCAACGCAGACGGGTCGCTCAAAGACAAACGCGAGATTAAAAACCTCGTTGTTACCACAGGCAAAACCTTCATTGCGGGGCGCATGACTGGCACTCCCACAATCATGAGCCACATGGCTGTTGGATCAGGCACTACGGCGGCTGCAGCCGGGGACACAGCGCTCCAATCTGAACTTGGTCGCGTCGCTCTAACAAGTGGCACTACTACCGCAGCTGTTACCACCTACGTGGCTTCGTTTCCCGCCGGAACAGGCACAGGTGCAGTGACGGAAGCAGGCGTCTTTAACGCCAGCTCAGGCGGAACGTTGTTATGCCGCACAGTCTTCGCCGTGGTAAACAAAGGTGTGGATGACGCAATGAGCATCACTTGGGCGGTTACTGTTAGCTAAGGAATAGCTGATGTCAACCATTACACTTCGCTCGGTTAAAGGGTCTCCGCTGACCAATGCGGAGGTCGATGCTAACTTCAGCAACCTAAACACTGATAAGTTTCAGGAAGGTAGCGTCATTGGTGGGATAACCCCTGCCGCTGGTACATTTACTACGCTTACCGGAACAACAAGCGTTACTTCACCTGTTCATCAAACAAGTGCTGCTTCAGCTATTGTTTTTAACACAAACTCAGCATCTTCTGCGACACAACAGTTTGCAGTATCCCACACAGCATCCGCAGTCAACTATGTTCAAGTAACAGGTGCTGCTACTGGTGGTGTTCCAACAATTTCCGCTCAAGGTAGTGATGCCAACGCAGGGTTGAATATTGTCTCTAAAGGAAACCTTGGTATTTCATTGCGTACCCGTGGTGGCGGTACTGAAAGAAACGGTTTTATTATCGTTGATGGGGGTGCATCTTCTGTTAACTACTTGCAAGCGCAATCAAACTTAACAGGGTTGGCTCCAACTCTTTCCGCTCAAGGCTCAGACACCAACATCTCCCAAGTATTCCAAAGCAAAGGCACAGGCGCTATTGACCTAGCAGCAGGTTCTAGCGGTGTGAACATTAGTAACGGCGGTACTGTTACTGCTATTACGGTTACTTCTGGCGGTTCTGGTTATACATCAATTCCATCTGTTGTAATCACTACTCCAACTACTGCTGGAGGTGTTCAAGCTACTGCAACGACTGCAATGCAGTTGTCTACATTCTCGCTTGCTTCTGGCGGAACAGGGTATACAGTTAATGATGTTCTTACCGCAGTTGGCGGAACAAACACAGGTGCAGCTACTTTTACAGTCACCGCAGTGTCTGGCGGAGTTATCACTGCAATTTCAAGCGGAAGTTCAGGAAACTATACAGTTCTCCCTTCTAGTCCTGTAAGTGTTACAGGAGGAACAGGTACTGGCGCAACGATCAACCTACTAACATGGTCTGTTCGTGTTTCTGGTGGTATGACCATCACCAACGCAGGCAGTGGCTATGTAGAACAACCAACAGTAAGTTTCTCAGGTGGTGGTGGTAGCGGTGCTGCTGCTTATGCTACTGTGGGGTCTGGTACTGTTATTCGTAGTTTAGGTGCTACT